TGGATCCAATTCCAGAACTTTTCCATTTACATACCCCCATTCTTGTATTTCTTCCTGCGCTTTTTTCGCAGGAATCTGTCATCGGTTTCTTCGCCCGGATTCTCGTCCGGCTCATCCTGTTCCTCGGTATCCGGCTGTTCCTGCGGCTGATTCAGAGCATATGCCGCACCTGCATCCTCCAGCTTGTTATACGAGCCGTTCAGGTAGTAGTCGTTGCCGCCCTGATCGTCAGGGATCAAGTCCATATTTTCAAGACGGCGCACATCGTTGGGCGACATAAAGCCGTTACCCACACCGATGGCATAGGCGTTCATGCGGCTCTGATAATCTCCTCGCATGAGACCGTCCACATTGAATTTCGGGAAATATACATTCTGTTCTTCCTCCAGAAGAAGGTCTTTCATGATGCCCTTTTCGATGCGAATGATCCACGGCATAAGAGAATACTGCACAAATGCAATACCCTGATGCTCGATGTTATTGAAGGTACTGCGTTTGAGGTCTTGTACCAGATGCGGCGGAACCTGAAACATCCGGCAGATTTCCTCCACATCGAATTCTCTTGTGGACAGAAACTGCGAATCCTCCGGCGGCAGGGAGATTGGCTTATACTGCATACCTTCTTCGAGGACTGCGATGCGGTGTGCGTTCCGTGCGCCGCCGTATGCCTTTGTCCAGTTGTCGCGGATCTTCTGCGGATCCTTCAGCACGCCCGGATGTTCGAGAACTCCGGCAGGCTGCGCTCCGTTTTTGAAGAAGGCGCTGCCGTATCGCTCTACTGCCATGACCGCACCGAGTGCATTTTTCATCATCGCTATCGGTGAGAAACCGACCAGTCCATTGAATCCCAGACCGGGGATGTGTAAGATTTCATCCCTGCGGAAGATAATATCCTTGTCATGCTCACCGGGCTTTTCGTCGGTGTAGGCGTGGTAAGTGTAGATCAGGTCGCCGGATTTCGGATCACGGTCGATCTCGACATTTTCGGGAAGCAGGGGATAGAGACCGAGGATGCCGTTTTTGCCGTCCCGGACAATCTGTGCATAGGCGTTGCCCCATAGTAAAAGGTGGCACATGAGTGCTTCCCAGAACGAGAATGAACTCATTTCGGGATTCGGCTGCCGATAGAGTATTTTGTACAGCGGATGGTCAATGGCTAATTCCTTATCCTCGCCCTGTCCGGTGTATCTGTAAAGGTGCAGCGGCAGTCCAGCAATCGTATTGGAGAGCAGCCTCACGCAGGCGTATACGGTAACGATCTGCATTGCCGTTCGCTCGTCAACACGCTCTCCGCTGTGCGTCATACCGAAAACGAACAGGTTTCCTGAATCCCGGACATTGTCCTGAATATCCGGCAGCATCGGCGCATCTCTCGGCTTGCTGATGCCAAGCCAGCTCAAAAAGCCCATAAACATTACCTCCTGTCAGATGACCACAAGATCGTGGTCGGGTTCATCATATACACTGCCTTGCATCTCGTGGCGAATACAGCGGTCAAGTGCCATGATCCATGCTACAATGCCGTCAATTTTCTCTGTGGACTTTTTCTTGGACGGCTTGATATTTTCCGCCGCGTCAATTTCAGCGACCACATTTCCTGCCATCCATCGCAGGACAGGATTTCCGCCATGGATAAACTTGCCCTCAAGCAGCAGCTTGTAAAGCTCCTTCATCGGTGGCGACATATCCTTGAAGCCCATGCCGATTGGGACAACGGTAAAGCCGTCACCCTCAAGATCGGTGATTAACTGCGTTGCATTCCAGCGGTCGGCGGCAATTTCCTTGATGTTATACATCGTGTGCAGCTCGTTGATCGTTTTCCGCACGAAATTGTAGTCCACAACATTGCCCTCGGTGATATGGAACAGCCCCATGCGCTCCCATACATCGTAAGGAACATGGTCTCGCCGCACTCGAAGGTCAAGTGTTTCTCTCGGCAGCCAGAAGTGGGGTACAACGATGTATTTATCATCTTCGTGCAGCGGAGGAAACACCAGCACAAATGCCGTAATATCCGATGTGCTGGAAAGGTCCAGTCCCGCATAGCACTCCCGTCCTCGGAGCTTTTCAAGGTCGATTGGAAGATTACCCCTGTCGTAGATATGCTCCGGAATCCATGCCACCGCACTGCCTACCCACTGATCCAGACGAAGCTGACGGAATACGTTTTCTTCCGCTGGGTTTGTCAGTGCCTCGCGGTGAGCGTCACGCACTCGGTCGATGGTAATGGTGTGTCCAAGCGAAGGATTCGCCTTGTACCAAGACTCCTCGGCATTCCAGTCGTCGCCATCATCAAGTCCGTAGATCACCGGATAAAAGGACGGATCAATGCGCCTGCCGTCCAGAATATCTTTTGCTTTCGTGTGATACTCGTAGCAGATGCTGTTGCGATCCGTTCCGGCGGTTGTGATAAGGAAGTACAGCGGCTGAGTACGGGCATCACCGGAACCCTTTGTGAGAACATCCACAAGGCTGCGGTTCGGTTGGGCATGAAGTTCATCCAAAACCAGACCGGATACATTCAATCCGTGCTTTGTACCGACTTCCGCTGAAAGCACCTGATAAAAGCCAACATTACTGTAATTCACCAGACGCTTTGTCGCCGCCATGATTTTTGAGCGTTTCAGGAGCGCCGGCGTCATTTCGACCATGCGTTTGGCGACATCGAACACGATGGATGCCTGTTGACGGTCGGCGGCTGCGCCGTAGACCTCGGCGGAAGGCTCATTATCCGCATATAGCAGATACAGTGCGATAGCGGCGGCAAGCTCGCTGTTGTGCGTAGGCACAAATGACGGTCCTGCGAGATATTGGTGACTCGGACTGTCCACCTGAATACACTGCATTTTTACGGGATGATTTACAGGTTGAATATCCAACAGGTAATGATAACGAGGGTTATTGCCGTGAGAAGCCTCCCAATGTTGCAGAATATCTTTGTTTGATGTCTCGGGGCATTTACTTGAAACGATTTTGATATCGGTGTTCATCTCGTAAATCTCACGAGTTGAAACGAGTTTGCCGCTACTATCGATTTCGATGTTCCACAGATGTCGTTCCCCGGCAATGATTGAAGAGCCGTCTTTGAAAGTCAACTTGTAGGCTTGCTCTGTATCATCCACAGGGCTTTTCGCCACAACATGACATGGCTTGCCGTTTTCATCGAATACTGTATCTCCGACCTTCAGATCTCCCATATTGGTGAATCCCTGCGGAGTCGGGAGCGGTGTATCCAGTGCAAGCTGCTTCCCATTTTTCTTTGGAATTTCGACATAAGCTGTGCGGAATTGGCGGGTATCATCCTCTTTGACGATGCCGAAAATATCCCGGATGATCTGTTCCTGCCACGGCAGCAACCAGAACGGTTTTCCTGCCCAACGACCTTTGGTATGACAGAGGTTTTCGATGAAACGCACAGCTCTGTCTGCCTTCGCCGCATCGTAGTGCGATTCCGGCAGCATGAAGCGTGTCGGCTGATAGTCTTTCAGTTTCGGATAATTCGCAGGTCTTTCTCTTGCTTTCGCTGTTCTTGCCATCAGCCACCTCCGAGAAGTTCATCCATATCGTCAACAGCAGCGTTTTTCATATCTGCACCGGCTGTGATACGGCTTCTTGCCGCCGGGGTCAGGCCAAACTGCTCTGCGATCTTGTTCATAATTTTCAGATATGTCTGTGCGATAGATACCTGCGGTACCTGCTGCCAGTAGCCGGATTTCGTTTTCACGATCGTGCCGTGCTGTGTCATGAATTCTTCCGCCTCTTTCCAACGAGCGTATGCCTGACAGTACGATGCGAATGCCGCCTGATCGACCTCGGTCAGCACACCAATCTGCTCCAGTTGCTTTGAAAGTCTGCGCCATTCCTTTTTCGCTTCGGGTTCCAACCACTTCGGGCAGGGCGGTGCTTTGCGTTCCGGTTTCGGCTCTGCATCATTCAGCGGACGCTTGCCCGGATTGCCTTCCAGCTCTTTGATCGCCGTAGGCGTTGGTTTTCTGCCTCTCTGAGCCATCCGCATCACTCCTTCCAATAAAAATGTGCATAAAGAAAAGGCCTGCAAAACTGCAAGCCTCTCCTATGTATATCCACCTTGAATTTATATGTGTGTCCGTCTTGGTTTGGATGGGCGGCTTAATGCTACCGCCCACCGACCGTTCTATTTACTTGTACTCGTACATCAGGATCGCAAGGGCAATCTCCGCAGCCTCGTTCTGCTCGGGTACATCCTCGCCTCTGTCGTAGTTGTAGATGACCTTGCCATTCTCCTTGAGTGTCAGTTTACTGATTCTGCCCTCGTTGATGCCGTACTGGCTGCCCTCGTCGTAGACCTTTGCCCAGTAGTGAACCACCGTCTTGCCTTCCTGGGTCGGTGCCAGAATCGTGCCTTCGTGCCACATAGTGTTTACCTCGTTCTTTCGTAGTTTTCGGCTCGGTTTCCCGTTCCGTTGTACACACTATAACTCTTTTCGGCAGATATATCAAGCGGCTAAACTACCAGAATGTGCAAGGTGATTTTTTGTCGGTTGTTGTACATATTATGCCTTGCCGCAGGAGGCACACAAATGCGCCGTGTGGGCGGCTTTTATCGCGGGGCAAGATATCCGCAGAAAGCCGTAAGCCCCCCCACACAAGCGAACGTGGCGTGGAACAGCCCCTCCGCAGAAGGACTGCTCCGTTTTGCCGATCAGCCGCCGTAGTATTCTTCAATGTACTGCGTGCCGTCCTGCTCGGTGACCACACTGGGGAACCGCACCTTGTGTCCCTGCTCGGTCATGATGCCAGCGGCAAGGTCGGCGATCTCACCGAGGAACGCCATGTCCCATTCGAGGTCGGGGTTCTCGGTCAGCACCTTGCAGAATTCAAAAGCTGCCTCGTAGATGTCATCGTTGCGGTCTGCCTGTGCATCGGTAAGTTCTAGTTCTTCGGCTGCATCGCGCTTTTCTGTGTTCTCGCTCATGTAAATGTCCTCCTTAGTATTGGTGTTGTGCCGCCCCGAAGGGCGGCGGTTGTTCTCAGCACTTCGTGCCAATGCATCTGAGGGTGTCGGCATCGAAGAAGGCTTTGTAGATGTCCGGCTTGCCTACCCAGACGATGTACTCGTTGTACTCGGCATCGTACTCGATCATGCCCTCGTTCCAAGTCTCGCCCCACTCTTTCTTTGCCTTCTCGATCAGTTCCTGCTTCGTTTTCATGGTGTGTACCTCCGCATTTTCGTTTTCGGCTGGGCTTTCCGCCCTTCCGTTGTACACAGTATAACTCTTCTTGCCTACATTATCAAGCGTGAGTAATCACGATCATTTCTGCATTTTTCGGCGTTCAGTTGTGTACATTATGACCGGGGAATGGTGCGGAGCAGAGCCGAAGCCCTGCCCCTGTTGCGGTCATTCCACAATGTGAAGCACCACCATGCCGTTCGGTGTCGGGATGAAAAGCTCAGGAGGCCAGAAGAGCTTAGTGTACTTTTCGATCTGTTCATCGGTCAGTCCTGTAAAATCTTCAAAGCCGAGCCCACAAATGAAGAATGTTCCCTTGATCGGACCATAGGGATCGACCGTTCTGTTCCATTCGAGGTCATCGCGGAACAGCCCTTCTTCGTTGCACACAACAGCCGCCTCTTCGGAAAATGGGTAGAGGGCCTGAATCAGTCCGTCCACCTCGTGCTGAAGGTTCTCCAGCCCCGACTCGATGTCCTTGACGTAGGGGTGCTTGCCGGGTTCGCATACCAGAATTTTCATGTAGATTCGCTCCTTTTGATTGATTCCGCTTCTCTTGCGGTAGTCACATATTACCGTCTTTTCGCAGAAAAGTCCACGTCTGTCTGCAAAATAAATGTGACAAACATGAGGCGGGAAGTCGGGCGGAATTGTACATCGTATAGGACGCGCCAGAACGCGCCGTGTAAGGCGGCTTTTCGCAGGGGCAAGCTGTACGCATCTCCCCGGCACCGCCCCACACGAGGCAACGTGGTGCGTGTGTCGTCGCTATCCGCCGTACTCTTCCAAGTATGCGTTCACGCAGTCGCCGTAGCCGAGCTGTTCAAGCTCCTTCGGTTCAAAGACATCCAGCAGCGTTTCCATCACTTCTCGCTCCGTCCATGTTCCCGTGGCCGACAGGTTTGCGATGACTGCGGTCAGCATTTCAAGCTGTGCGTATGTATCCATGTTCTTTCCTCCTTCGGGATTGGCAGCCCCTCCCTGCGGAAGGGCTGCGCTGTTCCGTTTGGTTACTTGCTCTTGCGTCCTGCCTCGTAGGCATCCTTGAGGGCGGCTTCCAGCCCCCAGACCGAAACCTCGATGAAGTCCTCGCTGTCGCAGTGGCGGGCTTCAAGGTCTCCGCGCTCCTGCACCGTGATCAGGTGCTTTGCTGCGATCTCGAAGAGCTGTTTGTCGATGCCTGTCAGCGGATGCTCGGCTCTGAAAATCTCCTGCTCGGTTTTGGCAAGGGCGGCGTTTGTGTTTGCAAGTGCCTGCGCTCTGCTGATCCCGAAAAGCTCAAGGCAGTCCGCTTCGGTCATTCCCTCAAGGGCGGCTTTGCCGTTCTGCAGCATCTTCAGCTTGTCAACTGCGGCTTTCATTTCCTTCTTTGTCATGGTGGTTTACCTCCGTGTTTTGTATTCGGTGGGCGTTTGCCCTTCCGTTGTGTAGCATATTACCATGATCTTTCCGGAATAGCAAGCGGCTAAATGTTCAGAACAAAATCGGCGTATCTGCGCCATTTGTTGTATACATAGCACCAAGCCCACAGGAGGCACACAAACGCGCCGTGTGAGGCGGCTTTCCGCAGGGGCAAGCTTATCGCAGGAAAACCGCACAAAGGACAACGTGGGGCAAGTCAGCCCCGCAGGGCTGAACCTATCAGTCCTCGGTCGGCGGAAGCCATGCTCCTTTTTCCTCATCGAAAAGGTAGTAATACGGAATGCCCCAGTCATCGCTCATCAGGGAAACAACGCTCTTGTGGGTGACCGCAGGCTGCATCGGCTCTTTGCGGTCGCGGTGGTAAGCAACCGTCACACCATCGGCAGGCTTTTCAAAGCTGTGCGGCTCATCCGCATCGGGAGCAAGGCGCTCGCCGAGGATGCTGATGTCTCCAAGGGCAAGCAGTGCCTTGACCTTCTCGGCGGTGTTATAATGCTCGGTGAGGATGGGCATCTGGTGTTCGGGGTAGCCGTCCCAATGGCAGTAGATTGTCTCCGTGGCGCCGTCCTGATGCAGGATTCCGACTCTTGAATTCGTACTCATGTTCGTAAACCTCCATGTTTTTTCTGCGGTAAGCCCTCCCCGCAGGAAGGGCTCCGCTGTTTTGCTTATGCTCTCTTCACATCGACCAGCCACTCTGCTTCCTTGTGGGCGATGCCCGTAGCCTTCTCGGTAATGCTGCTGTCCTCATCGATGTAATGCAGTCCCTTGCCGACCTTAACGAATCTCACATTCTCGTAGCCCTCGATGATGGTGCGGTAAACGTAACCGCTGCGGCTCTCGCCATCATAGCTCTTGCCGTCCCAACCGTTGAAGGTAAAGGTGACACGCTCTGCAGTCTTGCAGAAGAGGCTCTCGAAGTCCTCGCGGGTGATCGCCGTGTTGGCATCAATCAGGTTCAGGCTCTTTCTCAGTGTGTAGGGGTTCATGGTGTTATCCTCCGTTTCGTTTTTCGGTAGGCGTTCTGCCCTTCCGTTGTGTCACATATTACCATGATCCTGCTGATAAGTCCACGCCTATGTGCAAAATAAAACGTAGAAGAATCGCCGATCTCAGCCTTTCGTATTGTAGGATTTACACATGAGGAAAAGGGGGAGGGGGAGCAGAGCCGAAGCCCTGCTCCTGTCGATATCAGTTCACCTTGAAAAGGATGCCCTGTGCCGTTTCGTATTCTTCCTCGCCCCAGCGCAGGCTCTTCTTGGTGATGGTGTGCGTTCCGACCATCGTGCAGCCTTCTGCAATAAATCCGTAGATGTTCTCCATCAGCGCCGTGCTCTGATTGGTGATCGTGAACTCGGTGATGCCTAGCTTGCGGAGTGTTTCGATGAAATCGTGGAATTCCTTGTCCCAGCAGTAATCGCTCATCTCGAACTCGTCACCGTCGTTCTCGCGGCGCATCTTGTACACCCAGTAGGCTTTCATCTCACCGCCGCTGTAGGGGTAAGGACCTGCCGCCTTCTCCTCAGCGTACCAAGCGTCCATCTCCGGGCTGTCGTAGCCGTGGGCTTCGGCAATCTGAGCCTTGCGCTCGGCGCGCTCCTTTTTGGCGCGTTCATAGGCGGCGCACTGGAAGGTCATCTCCTCAAAGTAGCTGTCGTTCATGTTTGTATCCTCCATGTTATGAATTCCGGTGGGCTGTCTGCCCCTGCCGTTGTGTAGCATATTACCATGATCCCGGCGATATGTCCACGCCTATGTGCAAAATAAATCGTAGAAGAATCGCCGTTTTCAGCAAGCTGAACAGGTACATATACACAAGCCCACAGTTTGCGCCAGAACGCGCCGTGTCGTGCCCGGAATCCGAGGGGCAAGTTATCCGCAGGAAAGCGAAAAGGGACTGTAATGCCCCTTTATGTCGCCTTATTCGCCGTTGTACTTTTCGTGGATGATGCCGAGGATCTTGTCCTGTTCCTCGATGCTGATGCCCATGCTGTCGAGGGCTTCCCTCGTTCCGCAGTCCGGGCAGATCAGCGTTTCGTTGTCGCTGCGGGAAAGCGCCGGTCGCTCGGTGTAGGTGCGTCCGCACTTGGGACATGTACGCTTTTCAAAAACTCGTTCTTTCATTTTCAGTTCTCCTTTGTGCTTCTCATGTATGCCATGTCAAGGTACTTCAAATCAAATCCGAAGTTTCGGTAGCCTTCCTCGCAGGTGCGGGTGTAGGTCATGGACGGAATTGCGATGCTGCGTTCCTCGTGCATGATGTAGACGAATGCGGTGACCTTCCTGATCTTACCGCTTGCCAGCCTGACCGGCAGGCGGACTTCCTTCTTATAGTAGAAGTTCGGATAGCCTTCGTAGATGTCGAGGTGCTTCTCATCATTGGCGGTCACTTCCCACACAGCAACCGGAACAAGCCCGCCGTCCTTCGGCTCGATGGTGAGGTACGCTCCCGTCTTGCTGCCCTTGTAGAGCAGTTCATAATCGGGGATTGCGGAAATGCCGATGGGTTTTGCGCCGGGGCAGCGGTATCGCATCTGGCGGATGTTCAGGTTGCTGCCGTAGGCTATATAGTATTTTTTCTTGTTCATGCTATGTTCTCCTTTGCGTTTTTTCCTTGCGGTAGTGCTATGTTAACTCATTTCGGCGGCATTATCAAGCGGGTAAATGAACAGATCATCGAGGGCAATTCTGCACCGTATGTTGTGCATTTTATGCCTTGCCTACATTTGCGCTGTGTGGCGCGGTTGACTGAGATGGGATACCGATTCGGAGGATACCCTTTCCGCCCACACGGGGGTGCGGGTTGCCAGTGGCAACCTCTGCGAAGCAGAAGCACCGACCGAGGCGAGAGCCGAGACCGTGGCGGCTGTGTGCGCCGCCGTGCCGTTCCGCTTGTTCTACCGCCCCGCAGGGCAGGCCTTTAAGGTCTGCCGAAGCGGAAGCTGTTGTCGCCCGTAAGGTTCTCAGTGAGGACCTCTCTCGCCGTTGCGAATTCGTCCCCGATGAATCCCATTCTCATCAGCCAAGTCCGCATGGCGAACTTTTTGTTTTCCTTCTGCTGCTCCTTGGGGCTTGCGCTTCTGAGGTCCTTTGCCATCTGGCTCATTGCGAGGCAGAGCTGAATGTAGCTCTTGAGCTTGCCTGCGTGGAGCCCGTTCTGCTTGCCGTTGGAAGGCGGTGCGAACTGGAAAAGTCTGAACTCGACCGTGCCTTTGGTGAAGGTAGCGTGGAGGTTGAGCATGTGGTATCTGCTGTCGTTGTAGTGGTGGGTTCTGCCGTATTCGCAGCCCTGTGCGCCGTACCAGATGTCCGCAAGCTGTGCCATCGTGGTGGGCTTTTTGCGGTTGAGCTGTTCAAGGAATCTCGGGTCAACTGTTCTGCAGTAGCGGCGCATTCTGCTCTGGTCTACTCTGATTGCCTCGGCGATCAGGGTTTCGTGGCTTGCCATCAGGTTTGCGAGGTTTCTCAAGGTCTGCGGTGTGTGTCCCTGGGCTCCAATGTGGCAGTGGACTCCACATCCCCGCGTGTAATCACTGCGCGTTCCTGCCTTTCTGAGCCTTCTCACAAGCTCCTGCAGGGTTTCGATGTCTGCGTAGTGCAGGATCGGGGTGACCAGTTCGCACTTTTCGCTGTCGGGGCCTGCGATGCTGACGTCCTTCTGGAATTTCCACTCTCTGCCCTGTGCATCCCATGCGCTGTAGGTTTCGTAGCCGTTGCGGTGTGCGGTGTACTCAGTGCGGCCGGTGCCGAAGAACTCGGCGGCGAGCTTTGCGGCAGCCTTGCGGGTGATGTTGTTCATCTCAATCTCAACCCCGATGGTCTGCTCCTTCATTCTGTTGATCTGCTGTGCGGTTTTCTCAGTCATTTTGGTATCCTCCGATTCGGTTTTTCGGTGGGCGTTTGCCCTTCCGTTGTGTCACATATTACCGTCTTTCGGAGGATATAGCAAGCCGCTAAAACCACAGAATATCAAGGAAAATACATTGCTCATATCTGGTGTATGTGTACACTTGATATACTTGCAATTCTATGGTATACTCGGATACAATGGAATAGGCGCTCCTATTTTCCGGGGCCCCCATTGCGGTCAGAAATGACCTGGAAATCATCGACACCGTATATAAGGGAGAGCGTTCTGCCATTCTCCCAGACCATGTGTATGTTGCCGCCGTCATCGACCATCTGAACCTTTCCGACCGTGCCGGGCGGTACGGGTGCGTAAGGGTCATCCATATGCTTCAGTCGGATGCGGGTTCCTGCGGGATAACGCTCCCGCAAGGCTCTGAGCTGTCTTTCATTCGGAAACTGCATCGTTTTCATCCTCCTCGGTCAGTTCGGTTCTGGCGGCATCACGCTTTGCCTTCTGCTTTGCCTCCCAGCGCACACGCTCCGCATCGTTGCGGAATGCGGTGTGTCCGGAAAGCGGAGCCATGAGGCGCTTGCGGTCAACCTTGAAGTCAGTGCCGTTCAGCCCAAGGCGGATCAGCCAGATGCGGAGTGCGTACTTTTCGTTGCTGTCATCGACATCCTTTGCCTGCACACGCTTCTGCGTGATCGCCATCTTGTTCATGGCTGCGGCGAGCTTGGTGAAGGTCTGCACCGTTTCGGCATCCTGTGCTGCACCGAAGCCGTCAAAGATCACCTTGTCATCTCCAAAGTGGATGCCCTTCAGTTCAGGATTCGTTTCCTCCCATTCTCTGATGTAGGCGATCAGCTCGTGGATGCTGCGGAAGGTCTTGTCATCGAGGATCGCATCGGCGAGGCTCTTGTCTGCGAAGAACTGTCCGCCGGTCGCCTTGCTGAGAAGTGCGCCGCGGGAGTGGATCATGCAGATGAGGTTTGTCAGGCTCTGCACCGTGTGATCAGTCAGCGGAAATGCGACCGTCACTGCAATCGGGAAACCGTCCGTTTCAATTTCCGGCTCATCGTTCCCAGCGGCATTCTCATCGGTCGCTGCCTCGTCCGCATCGGCATCCTCCGGCTCGGCGGATTCTTCCGCGTCCGGCTCCGTCCCTTCGGGGTAAGTAACCGTCTCGCTGGGGTAGCCTGCCTCGACGAGTCCGTCCAGCACCTTCTCCACGATCTCGGTGTCGCTGCGGTCGGTGAAGCTGAGGACTGCATCCTTGCTCAGGGTGAAAATGTCGATCTGGTAGGCGCAGCTCGGAACACCGAGGTACTCGACCTCTGCTCCGATAATCTCTGCAATTTTCTGTGCCAGCGCCTTGCGCTGACTCTTTTCGATTTTGTACTTGATTTCCATAATAAAACCTCCGTTTTTACTGCCGCCCCTTGCGCCCTGTGCGCCTGGGCTGCGGCGTTTTCGAAGTCACATATTACCGTCTTTTGCCCCGGAATGCAAGACTGTAAAACGGAGAATGTACGGGGAAGATACCCGCCTATGTTTGTGCATATCACGGATACCTTCCGAAGAACAGATTACATAGTATCAGTCTGTTCACAATTTGCTGCATGAGCTTCAGAATTCTGTGCCGCCCATGCAATGCCGGCAAGCACGAAAAAGGTATTATTCAGGCAGCAGCCGTTTCCCCAGAGCTTATACTC